CGCACCATGGGAATACGACGACACCCTTCGCGCCATCTTCGACGCTGACGGCACCTCGGTCGCGTTCTTGCCGACGAACCGGCACGATCCGGCACGGGCGCGGTTGCTGTTGAAGGCGCCGGAGTTACTGGCGGCGTTGAAGATGATCGCCGAATTCCCAATACCGGAACAAGACAATATGATTTCCGCCAACATGCGGAATGTTGCCGCCGCGCTGATCGTGGAAATCGAGGGAGGCGGAACATGACCCTCCGTCGCCTTTCCGCCCGCCGGCGCACGCCGTTCGGTTGGGTCGAGATACCGTCGAAGCCCATCTGGTGGCGACGTGCGCCATGGGGCTCGATCCTTCTGATCTGGTTCAGCGGCTTCGCGATCGGGTTCAATATCGCGCGGTTGTGGCCATGACCAAAGATGAGAAAACGACGCGCACGTTCATTACCGGCATTATGGCTGTGAATAACGCTGAAAGAGCCGAAATAATCGACATAGAAGTTACTAACTGGATAGATCGAATACGACGATCAATGGACTATACGCCAGGAGTTACCGTGGAGTTCTGGGAAGCCCTCGCGCACCGATGTCTCGCGCTGGCCGCGGTTGCACGGAAGGAAATGGAGGCGGAACGGTGAAAACCGGCGCGAAGATAGTCGCGGATATCGAGAACTGGCCGGTAGCCACTTTGGAGCGTAGTGAATTGTGCGATAAGCACTGGCCCACGATCCGCGCCGCGCTGCTGGCCTACGAGCCGCCGAAGACGGCGCTACGGACGATTGTGGATGCAGTTGAGGCTTACCAAAGTGGTGCGTCCGTCGTGACTCTTTGCTTCACAGTAGAAGAAGTCGCCGTCGCCCGCGCGGAACTGGATGAACTGGAGAAAAAATGAAGCGCCTGTTCTGGCTCGGCGTCGCGATGGAAGCCTATGATGCGACCGGACACATGTTGTCGGTTATGATACGACTTACCGGCAGCGTGCCCTTATGGTGGTTCGCGTACTACTACACGGCCCCGCTTCCGACCATCGCCGGTCTGGAATGGGACATCTTCTGGTCCTGCTGGCACGCCACCGCCGTTGGGTTGATCATCGTTGGGTACTTCGCCGCATCGCGCGGAACTGGAACGCAAGTGAGCACGCCGGTTCGATTCCGGCCCGCGTCTCCATCCTGAACGAACCAGAAGGGAAGTAACATGCCGTTCGACAACACGACTTACCCAGAGACAGAAACCCAGACCGAGCGCGACCTCCGCATCCTCCGCGCCGCGCGTGAGGGCATCAGCAAGCCGGGAGGGTGGTGTCGCCATATGGTGACGATACCTGGGGAACTTGCTCGTCATTGCGCGGTCGGTTGGATTGGGGCGGCCGTCGGGTCATTTGAGGATGAGACGTTGGCCTATGCTCAATCCTTGTTGGAACGCGACCTGCCGAAGCCTTACAAGGTGGTCACGACCTACAATGACAACATAGTGAATCAATCCACTGTGGTCCGTCTCTTCGACCGCGCCATCGCCCGCCTGGAACGCGAGCGCGACGCCTGATAGCCGCGCACGAAAAAGCCCGCTAACCATTCCATAGGAGAGCGGGCCTTTAAGCGCCGGGGCAATAACTAAGCGGCGACACCATGCCACCGCCGTCCGGTCGCGTCAAGGCGCGGGAGGCGTAGCCGGTGCGGGGTTGAGCGCCGCCTGCAACGCCGTGGTGGCAGCCTGAACGGCAGTGGTGTTGCCCTCAAGGGTTGCCAGGTCTGCCGCCGTAACCGGGCTACCGGCCGCGATCTGATCCTTCAACGCCTGGATGGCGGCAGCATTAGCCGCGAGACCATCACTGACTTCAGTGGCAAGCGCCTGAACGGCCGCGCTCTGAGCCGCGAGGTCGGATTGGAGAGTAGCGGACATAGTTTTCAACTCCTCGATTAAGGTGTGATCGTAGTCGAGTTTCGCGTGCGCGGCGTGCAGTTCCCGGTGAACCTGATCGAGTTCCGCCTTGATCGCGGCGACCACGCGGGCCACGAAGCGGTCGTCTCTGTCATGCTCGCGATCGGGCTGGCGGCTCATGGTGCCTTATCGCACACGGCGCGTGGCGGGAACAGGGACGGGAACTACTCAGGCGGGTCAGGAAGCGGCATCCAGTGCGTTGCTCGAACTTCCATGGGATATGCCAGGCGCCCAACCTCATGGTGCCCTTTCGCGATATCCGCCAACAATGGCGAAGGTGGCACCCATAGCAGCAAATCCACGCCTCGCGGCGCCGTCTCTATAGGTTTCCACATGCGAGCGATCTGATCCCGCATGTCCAGCATCCGGCATCCCCGCTGGCGCAGCAGCGCGGCGAGGTCTTCTTCACTCATGCGCCAGGGTCTCAAGCCACCGCCACACGTCGGCCGCCGGCTCGACCTCCCCAAAGTCCACGCTGTTATTCAACCGCCGCACCACGTCCAGGAACGCGGCGATGGCGGCGGGAGAGGGTTGCCCCGGATAAGTGACCTTTCCAGTCAGGATGGGTGATCCTGTTATTGTGCGAATCATCACGTCCGACGTTGGCTCAGGGTTCCGCATGGCGCGTTGCTGTAACCCCTGTTGGACCTCGTTCACGGCCTGCTGCCCCGCCAACCGGAACGTCGGATCGTTCCAATCCCAAGGTGTTGTGCGCATGTCAGTCATCTCCCTGCTCTGTTTCTTGTTCCGTGACCGGAGGATAACCAGATTCGACGTGATCAAGCCAGAACGGTATCGCCCGGTTCAGCGCCTCGGCGCGGCTTCCAAGGCCAAGCCGGTCCACCGCCACGTCCAGCCGCCGCATGACCGGATTCGGGATTTTGGCCTGGATGTTTTCGGTGCGGGGACCGCGCGAGTGGGCCATGAGTCAGGCTAAATCCTGTGAGGCGATCTGGCACAGGAAATCGCACGCGGGCGCCAATGGATTGAGCGTCGGCCAGTTCGCCGGTATCTCGTCAATGAATATCCGCTCGTTGGCGATCCGCGTCAGTCGCGCACCAAGCCGCCGCGAGAGTTCCGCCATGCGCGAGAACTGAGCGGGGAAGTGCAGACGCATCGCGGACCAGTAATCCGGCGACGTGGCCTTGCCGCACGGGAGGCAGTTATTATTTTGGAAACCTAACGAATACATCACGGGCAGCGCGATCCCCGCGCCCTGAACCATCGCGAGACAGGCCGCCTTGTCCAGTCCCGCCGTGATCAGCGGGTTCTCGATGGTCAGTTCGTGGAACACCTTCGCGAGCCGTTCGGCGCGGGTCTGATCGGTCGCATCGCAGGTGTAGCCAAAGATGTGAATATCATCGGCATACTGAAACGCATGACGCGGCGCGACTTTGAGAATGCCAGTGCAAGGTGCTCCGTCTGGCCCGGCTATGAACCGGCGCCGCTCCCATACGTCCCAGGTGTCCTCATACTCATCTGAGTGCAGTCGGATCACGGATACGCCCCACCAGCGTTCGCAGTCGCGTAGGAAGCGTTCGTTGTCGGGATGCTCGGCGCGGGTTTCGCAGTAGGCCACCACGCCGCCGGGGTGGCCGCGCAGATCGAGCGCGATGGCAACCGCGCTAGCGGCACCGCAGCCGAACCAGCGGATGCGGCGTCGTTCCATCAATGCCCCTTTGTTGAACATCAGTCATCAACCTCAACGATCGTGGTTGTCAGGACTACCAGTTCTGCCTCTATCTGTTCAGCGCGCCGCATCAGAATGTTGGCTTCGCAACGAAGACTGTTGATCGTTGCCCGTCTATCCTGGAGGTATTCAGGCAGGTTCATATTATCCCATTTGAACTTATATGTCTGATCACCCACCAGTGTCCTCCTGTTTGCGTCAGGAGCGGTGATCGGGTATACCTATGGGCAGGGTTCCCGAAACCGCTTCCTCGGTTTCAGCGCGTGGCCGGGGTTCAGAGCCCGGCCCGCGCACCCTGCCACTTTCCCACACCGTCACGGCCTTGGCAACCGCGCGAGCCATCCCGCGAGCCACGCCGTCGCCACAGACACGGCGGCGACCAGGCCTATGACGAGCAGAGCCTCGATCATGGCGCCATATCGGCCTCCACCAGAAGGCGTCCCAGGCGCCGCTCCATGTCGGCTCGGCAGAGAACCCCGGCACCGCCCGTCTCACCCGTGATGCTCAACCATACATCGTCGCGAATCATCGTGGGATACTCCTTTAACCCGTTGGCGCCTGTGTCGCGCTGGCAGTCCATGCAACGGATGCGACTGAGTTTGCTCACCCCGCGAGCCACCATGCCACGGCGATAATCCCGCCCCACACGACGGCCAGCGCGACGATGATCGCGAGCCACACGCGGACGATCTCACGGTCGAGCGGCATCACCGCCGCCACCAGCGCCAGATGGCCAGCGCCACCAGCCACCCAACGGCGATCGCCAGGATAAGCCATGCGGCGCTATCGATCATGGCGTCAGACCCTCACAAGCACCCAGACCAGCATCAGCGCCAGTCCGAGGATCGCGATCGGGAGCCATGACGTGTGGTTCATCCTTGATATCTTCTGGCTCGTATTTCATCTGCCCTGCGAAGGATCGCGTCCTCCTCCAATCTTAGCTTTTCAGCTTTGATCGCCTGATATTCCGCTAATGGACGTTGGCGTTGGCTGACACCACCGGACACGGTGCAGCCACCGGGAGACTTGCAAGTTCCAGACAAAGGGCTGCCGCCACAATGGCATGGCGTGAACCAGGATACGATTTCGTAAGCGTCCGGGTCCCAGAACATCATGCTCATCGCCGGCCCGGCAGGCCGATGCCACCGGAACAGGTCAAAATATCGTAACACAGCCAAACCAACCAGATCAGCACTATGGCGATAAGGATGATGTTGATGACCTGCATGACGACATCGCCGGCCACCCCGAGCCAACCAAGAACAATGGGAAGCACGCGCCGCCCGATCGCCACGATGGCACAGACCACGATCAGCCAGACGATGAACTGAACCAACCACGCCGCCGAAAAGCATCCCATCGCGATTACCCTTTCACATGCTCACGGCGCCCCCGGCCGCGTTCCCGTTCCCCCGATCCGGTCGGACAGCAGTTCCATGCGCTGTTGTATCAGATTCATGCGGGTCCGTATCTCATTGTCCGCGACGTTGCTCCGGTCCTCGACGCCACCGATCCGCCGGTTGACCCCGTCAAACCGCTCGACGTCGCCCTTGCTGTGCTCCTGTAGCCCCTCGATTCGCGCGATCAGGTCGTGCAGGTCTTTGCTCACCATCGGATACAACTCGTGATACCCGATCGCCAGGGATTCCACCTGCACCCGCAGCGCCTGCACCACCGGACTGCCTGACCGTTCCAGCGTCTCGACCCGCGCCGTCAGGTCATCGTGATGCACTTCCAGGCCGACGACATGCAGGTTGATCTTGGTGACTTCATCGGACATGCGCGCGAGCCGGTCGATGTTGCTGTTGACCATCTGCGCCATGCCGCCCAGAACGTAGACATTGTAAAGCAGCGCCAGCAGGCCGGTGGCGATGGCTGACGTGACCCACGGCCAGTGCTTGCACACGAAGGCCATCAACACCGTGATCCAGGATCGGATCACCGCGTCCTCCGATGATTGCCGGCTGACCCTCCGCTCACGATCCCACCGCGGCCTCGGCATCCCGACACCGGGCCGTTCTTCGTCAGACATACGCAGTCCCCCGCGTATGCGAATCCCCCGTTACCGTGCATTTAATGATGGTTTCACGATCTCGCGCGAGGCGAGTTTGAGCGTGGGTATGTTGGGACCGGGCGTCACCCGGGCGGATGGGTCCAGCCCATCATTTCGGCGCGGCCTTCAGCTTCTCGACCTCCGCCGTCAGTTCCGCGTTCTTCGCCCGCAGCGCCGCCAGTTCCTGCGTCATGTTCGTGATCCACGACACGATGGCGAGACCTTGTGCCTCGATCGGCGGCGGTTGTTGCGCGTGCGACGTGCCAGGCAGGACAATGAGCGCCAGTAAGACAAGACGTTTCACGCGCATACGCCCCCACGTTCGCAGGTCTGTCTCGCTATATCAAAACAATCAAGCACGATCCCCTGGTTCCAGCGCACCGTCCACGACTTATTTCCGGCGGGATCAATCACGATAATGGCCCCGTCCACGGGACCGTCCGGTGTAATCCGGTAAGTGTATTGAAGTGGAATAAGTTTTTCCGGCACATTCCCATTGTCTAACCGCCAGCCAGTCTCACAAGCCGGAAGTACCTCTCGCATGGTTAACCAATCTGGATCATCCGCCAACGCGGGCGAGGCCAGGAGACACGAAATCAGAATGATACGTTTCAGCAATGGACGATCAAACCTCCCAACACCACAACAGTCCCCGCCGTTACGCCCGCCGGGCAGTTCGCGCCCGCCGTCGATCCCGCGACATAAGACGCGCCCGTGACCACGCCTACTGGCGACACCACGAACGTATTGGATGGCCCGCGAATGAAGGCGTCCGAGAACACCGCCTCGCTGAAGTCCAGACCGCGCGGCACGGTGTTCGCCGTCGCCGGATACACACGCGCCTTGAACTTGATCATGCTGTCGGTAAAGCCGGCATTGGTCGTGGAACTGCCGAACTGCAACCCGTTCTTGAACCCCGTCGCGTCAACCGTCGTGGCGTTGGTCTGGATCAGCACGCCAATATCATCCAACCCGTCCGCCTGCTTCGTGCTGTCCGTCGCGGCGACGTTCAACCCGATCCGGCCATAGACGTTCGATGTTCCCGTGATCCCCACGTCGATCTCGCGGCCCATCAGGAACAGGTAGTTCGTGG